GTTGTCCCTGCTCCTGAAGTTATACGCTTGTTACTTTGTACAATACCTGAAGGCGATACTTTAAAAGTTGCTGAAGCGTAAGATGCGTTTCCTAGATATATACCATTAGTATCAGCTTTAAATATATTGTTTCCTGAACCGATCGCTATAGAACCATTAAATGTTCCACTAGTTGCATTTATCTCACCAGTTATAGTAGCCCCAGTTGCTGTTAATACTCCTGCTGGTGTAACTTTAAAAGGTGCAGAACTAAAGGTGGCATGTCCTAAATAAATACCATTGCTATCAGCTTTAAATATATTGTTTCCTGAACCTATTGATATTGTTCCGCCACTTAATGCACCAGTAAATGTTCCTGTAGCACTGTTTAAAGAACCTGCAAATGAACCACTTGTTGCTGTAATATTACCTGATATTACCGCACCTGTTGCTGTTAATAATCCTGCTCTTGTGACCTTAAAAGGTGCGTTAGCAAAAGTATTATTTCCTAGATGGATACCATCTGCTGTTGAGAGAGATACTCTTGTTGCACCTGTACCTGCTGTAAGTGATGTTTCACCTAATGTAAAGCCACCAATTGTTCCTGAACTTGCTACAACAACACCTGCAGGAGATACAGTGAAAACACCACTATTTATATTTAATGACCCTGCTGTAATACTTCCTAAATCAGAATTTATTGCTGCTAAATTGGTTGTAGATATATTTTCTGCAACGATAGTATTTGCAGTCATTTGAGCCATAGTTATATTCTTAACTAGGAGAGTTCTTGTTGTAGTAGCATTACCCCAGTTTAAAATTCTAATACCTGCATGTGTAGAAGAACTAGCTAAACGAATATAAGGTGTGCCACTAATTCCTGATGAATAAGAATGATTTGGAACTTCATCTATGTTTACTTCAGAACCAATTAAATACACTACAACTTCTTTATAAGAAGTATCGGTTGCGTTTCTTATTGCAAAATAAGGATTATTAGTATCTGTTCCTGCATTCCTACTTGCTGTATAAACTCCAAAATTAGTTGATGTTTGACTATTATTACTATTATCTTTAGATGAGCCTGAAACAAAAGACGTGAACTGCGTAGCACCTACATACCAATTACCGCCAGTAGTTGTTTTTTTAATTTGTAAAGATAGTTTATAAATAGAATTGTGATCTATTTCAAATGAGTCACTTCTAATTGAAGTATTGCCATCTGAAACTATAGATAAGGCATCTTCAGAAGTGTTATAAGATAATGTGATTCCACTTGGTATAGTGTTAACTACTGTCCCTATATCATTATATCCACCATATCGGTATACGTTGCCTGTAGCTGTTACTGGGTTAATTAAAGATGTAGCATGAGCCAGTATTTTAGATGTGCTAATTGATGACGCATTTATATTAGTGCCACCGATACTGCCTACTTGTAAGTCAGTACCTCCTGCGTAGGTCACTGTAGTTCCGTCTACATTGGTAAGGGTTAATGCCCCTGTAATAGTTGCACTAAGGGCAGTTAATGCACCTGATTCAGTTACTTTAAAAGGTGCTATGTTTTTATTAGCTAACGTATTACCTGCAAAGAATCTTACATCATCACCTGCTGTTACAGCAGAGGACAATCCAAATGAATCGGCATCATCTATTATTGATGTTGTGCCTATTTCAAAGCCACCAATAGCACCTGTAGTAGCATTTATTTCACCATCTAAAACTAAGGTTGTTCCATTCCAATAAAGCTTGTTTTTAAGTGAAAAATTACCATTATCATCAAGATAAAATGCAGTGTTACTGTTATTAACAGTTCCTGTGCCTACATATAATTTATTGTTAGCTAGATTAATACCGCCTATCGTTCCACTTTCTGCTTTTAAAAGACCACCTTCAGTTACGCTAAAGGGTGCTGAATTAAATGCTGCATTACCTAGCTGTATACCTACACCTGTTTCTGCTTTGAATACGTTGTTGCCTGTGCCTACTGTAATATTGTTTGTTATCGTTGCACTGTTTGTAAGTAGGTTTAATGCACTTACAAAACTTGCATTAACCCTATCAGCAGAAATATCTCCTGCTATTATTTTTGCACCTGCTATCGTTCCATCTACAACTAAATCACCAGTCGTAAAATTAGTGATCTCTGCAAAAGCTGAGCCATTCCATTTATAAGCCTTTGAGACTTTAGGAGTAGCACTGGTATTAACCATGATTAAAATATCATCATTTAATGGTGTTCTTCCGTACTCAGTATTAAATTGTGATGATGTTAAGGCTGTAGTTGTGTTGCCTTCCTTATGGAAATAACCTGAGAAATCAGGCAAATCAATATCACCTGCATCTACTAATGTGAAGCTACCTGTTGTTGTGCTTGTAAAAGTAGAATGTGTGCCTGAATGATTTATGGCTCTTACTGCAAAATGATAAGTAGTTCCTGCTGTCAATCCATCCTCTAAACCAAATGTTAGTTTTTGTACTTGACTAGGCTCTGATGTAATTGTTGAAACTAAATAGGTATCGTTTGTCGGTGTAAAGTTTGATGTATGTCTATAGACCTTTACTGCTCTTAAATCACTATTACTTGGTGCAGTCCATTGTAAACCTATGACAAGAGCCTTGCCTGATGTAGCAGAAAGATTAGTGGGAGCAGATGGAGCAGAGGGCAGCCCTGTATTTACAGTTTGCTGTAGTGTATTTGAACTAAATACATTATTACTAGAGAAGTGTCTTGCTACTACATAATAATTAGAGTTAGACATTAAATTAGGGATGACAGCTTTTGTTTTTCCTTTACCTACTAGAACAGAGCCAATATATGTACCTGAAGATGTGCCATAGAGTATTTCTGTTCCTTGTATTAAATCATCAGGATTGTTTGTCCATGAAGCATCTATGTTTATTTTGCTTGTTGTTGAATCTAATTGAAAATCTACTGTAAGAGATAAATTAGTTGGTGCAGTTACGCTGAAACTACCTGTAGGAACGCTTGAGCCTTCGTCTATTGGGCTTGTATAAGAAGAAGAAGCAAAACCATATACAGAAGAATCAATCTCTTTAAGGTCAAGCCTAGTAGCCAACATAGGAACATCATTTTGCTCCATAACTTCTAAATTTGTGCTTAAAACTTCAAAAACTTTGTTTGTATAACCTAATCTTTCATTAGTTAGATAAACCCAATCAAAAGGCTGTAATTGCATATAAGAAATATTACATAAGGCTGATAATGCTACCTCTTGCCTACTGTGTAGTATTGCTGTTCTTTGTAGTCTTTGTGCTAAAGTTGTGCTATCAGTAAATGGCAACTGTATTTCTAAATTTTTTCTATAATTAGCTTGTGATTCTCCTAGTGGTGTATCTTCACTTAAAAAAGTAACACTGGTAGCAGGATTTACTGTGGTTTCTGTAGGTGAATCAGTTGCAACATAATTATTATTACCATCAACATATACTGCTTTTACTGTATTATAAGTTTCGCCACTAGCCTGTTTAGTTGTTATGGAGATCGGTGCTAATAAATTATCATCTGTAATTGTCATTTCAGGTGTAACAGAAGCACCTGCAAACATTACAAACTTACCATTTATATAGGACATTTTACCTGCACAAGAACTAAGCAATCCTTCAATAACACCTGCACCATCTGCAGTCATATTAGTAATACCATTTGCTATGTATGAGCCTTCGTTGAAAGTTAGTGTCACACCATCAGCGATAGTAACTGCTGAAGATAATGTTACAACCAAACCTGTTCTTTTGATTACTGTTACAGTGCCTGTAATTCCTGTTCCTGTAACTGTTTGACCTATATCTATAAGTGTTAAAGTTGATGATGTATCTACTGTTACTGTAGTAGAACTGCTTATAGCACCATTGACCGTAGCTGTTGTAATTGCACCTGCAGCAGTTTCACAAGTATTAGCAGCTGATGCGAATCCACCTAATGTTGTAGTGTCATTGATCTCACTAGATGTAGCTTTTAAGCCATATGTTGTATCTGTTAAATAATCTCTTACACATAGAGCAGGGTTGCTTCCAATCTCTTTACCAGTGCTATCTGTAAAAGCAGTTTGCCCACTTCTTGGGTCATAAACTTTTTTACCTTTAACAACAAAAGATAAAGGTGGTATTCCACCACCAAAAGCTTCTGAATCAAAAACAAATTCAATAAGCATATAAGCCATGCCTATAAACTTATCTGTAGAACCTAAAGAAGTTGCACCAGTAATATTACTATCTGCTGTTGTTTGTGAACCATCTTTGAATTTATATCTTAGTAATGAATTACTTACAGTAAATTTATTTTCATTTTCACTATTAGTAAATTTGCTATTAGTAGCATATTCAAAACCACCACTTGATGTTGTTGTTAGTTCTATATCGTTGACTAAAACTTTTTCTAAGTTTTCTACTTCATGTCCTGCAAGAACAACTATCATGGATAGCTTATAGTTATCTGTTCCTGAAGTTTCTATGTGTGTTATTGCACCGCCAACTCTAGCTTTACCATAAACAATTTGTCTTGCTGCTGTAGGTGTTCTAGTGGCTACTTTATTTCCAAAGTTTTCAGCACTAGCATTTGTACCTTTTGACATTAAACCGCCAACTAAAGCACTTAATGCTGACATTGTTGCTATATGCATTGCTGTATAACCAGTAAGAGCAAGTGCTGTTGTACTTAATAGAAATGCTACACCTGTAACAACTAAGAATGTAACTGCAAATATTGTTGCTGCTGATTTTAATGCCTTAGCCATTTGGTATTCTCCATACAGATATAATATTTACATTTTGTTTAGCTACTACCATGTCATCTGATGGTGTTAATACTTTAAAACCATCTGAAATACCAACAAGCTCTGATTCTTCTTTATAAACTACTAAATCACCTTTTTGCATAAATGCTTTGTCTACTTTTTGTACACCTTTTGTTTTACATGCCTTTTCAATACTTTTAGAAAGTGTTTTGCCATATTCTTTTATTGATCTCATGGCTTCTTCTTCGTTCGTCCAAGAAAGCTCTTTGGGTATTAAATCCTCACCAGTCATGGCTTTTATACAAGCATTAGAAAACTTGCAACAATCCCATGAACCCCATGCAAAAGGTACAAATCTGTTTTTTGCTAAGAACTCATCAAAATCTATACTCCAATCTGCTTTTTTAATCATTATCTTTGTTGCTCGTCCTTGGTAATGTCATCTTTTTTATTATGAACTAACACATCATTTGCAAAATAGTTATTGTGTTTATATATTTCAATTAAATTATAAGTTGGTATGTCAATTTTATTATCTATAACTTCTATGCTTGTTATTTCTAAAGAATCTGCATTTTTATTAAATAATTTATCACCAACTTCCAATTTATCTACATCAACCCCATGCAGTTCTTTTGTTGCTAATGGGTTTATACTTACCCAACCTTTTTCAATGCAATACAAAGGGTGACACTGCGTTGTATGTAGTGAATTATCTTTATAGTTAATAATATAAGTTTGTTTATTAGATGTTTTGTGTAATTTTTGTACACTTGATTTTACTAATAAATTATTGTCAATATCATAAGAAATAATTTCATCAAGCATTTTTATATCTTCAATATTTTTAGTTGTATTATCACCCATGAGAATTTGTGTACCTGCAACGAAGCAACCACCTCCACCACCTCCACCACCACCAGTATTAGATGAAGAGCGACCCCATATAATCTCTTTATCTTGTAAAGATTGCACCCTATCAAAACAGGTATCACCTGCACTTATGTATTGTTGTGATTCTTTGGTATATCTAAGGTTAGATGGTCTTTGTAGGTCAATTAGTCTATTTTCAGCATCTACAGTAATTGTAGAACCGCTAGGGTCATCATTTATTACCATTGATTGCATACGACCTTTGAACAAAGTCATAGTACCTACAGTGGTGTCTGTGCCACCTGAAAGATATCCTAAATAAACTGTTATAAGTCTATTTTGATAATTTTCTGTAAGTGCTAAATTAAGTACAGTTGCATCCATACCTGCTAAAGCTACAGATAAACCACTTGATTTTAATTCTAAAGTATCTTCTATGTTTGATATAGACAATAAAGTTCCAACACCAAGATATGATGCACCATCAATCGTGAGATCATAATCACCTGACCATAATCTTATGGTTTCTGTATCAAATTCTGCTTTAACTGCTAGGAATAATACTTGGTGGTCTGCTTCTAGGTAACTTTGTATTGAGGTATCTATCCCACCCCTGTTCGGCACAAAATGTGACATTTAAACTACCTCAATACATGAAAATGACATACCATAGTTAGAAATATTATCAGCATCCCAATCAATATCTTTACTGGTTAATCTAAACATACCCTTAGGAGTAGCAAATCTGACTAAATGATTTTGTGTAATAGCAGTTCTAAGTTTTGGTTGTATCTTAACCCCATAAGTATCTTCACCACCTATGACATTTAATGTTGCATCATCTGTAACCATTACATATTGCACAGGATTAGCACCTGCTGTTGAGCTAGAAGTTATTTGTAAATAGTCACCTTTTTTAATAGTACCTGTTGCACTGTTAGAACTTGCTGATAGGTTTAACCCTGTAGCACCCTTCTGATTTGATTTAATTGTGCATCCTGTTTTATCTGCTTCCTGTACCAAACCACCTGATTCAGACTCTACAACCACTGTATAAGCATTAGTTTTTGTTGTTATTTTATGTGTCCCATTGTTTTCAGGATTGATTGAACCTGTTACGACTATAAAGTCTCCTTCTACTGCATTAGCAAAAGGTGTTGTATTGGATGGTGCTACTATAGTTTGTGATGCATATATGAAGTCTAATTCTATACTACCTTGATTAATTCTGTCTTTTGCTTTTAAGTCATTAGCATTATAAGTGCCTTGATTGGTTAGAGCATCAGGGTCTGCAAATTTAAAATGATTTACTGGTCCATTAAGCTCTAAAAGAAAAGATTGCCAGTTTTTAGCAACATCTCTACGCATAGGTGGAAGTGTCACAGTAGCTTCCCAGTAAACACCATCATATTCTTGTGTTCTTACTTTTCCAGTATAAGGTGAAGCTACACTACCTATTGTCCTTCTAAGTGTAAAATTACTCCTAATAAAATTAGGGGTTGTTGGCATTGTTACTATCTTAGCCACCTAATAAACTCCTTCTATATGAACCACCACGCATTGATGCTTCTTGTACTGCTGCTTTTGTTACATCTGCTATCTGTGGCATCATCTTTGTAACCTCTGCTCTTACAGTAGGTACTATGCCTGTAGCAAAATTGATTGATTGATTTATAACAGTAGTACCACCACCGCCCATAGCGTTTTTACTATTCATGTTATTCATGATAGTACCGCCAGTATTAGGTACAAATATTTCAGGACCACGTTCTCCTACCAGTGTTGCTCTACCACCTTGTATAGTTCCACCACCTGCTTTGCCTGTTGGCATAGTTGGTAAACCTACAGCAGTAAATAATGCGTTCATCATAGGTTTGATGACTTGCATTTTCAAGAACTCAGCTATGACTTGTTGTATCATATCACCGACTAAGTTTCTAAATGATACTAAAGCATTTTCACCATTTTGAAGTGCGTTTATAAAATCATTAGCAAACTGATCAGTAGCTCTTTCAAGAGTTTCTGCCATAGCATCTGTAACTTCTCCAGTTTGACCCATTTCTTCTTTTAATAAACCAAGCATTGTTAAAATTCTTTCAATTTCTTCATCAGAAGCAATTAATGTTCCTTCTTCATTTAATTTACCTCTCATAGCTTCTACAGAATCCATTTGAGTTTGTATTTGTTCAAGTTGAGGGATTGAGTCTTCTACTAGTTTTTTAAAATCATCCATAAAATCAATATCTGATTGCAGTAAAGTGCTTAAACTAGTATCTACTTCTTTACCTGTTTTTAAAACTTTTGTCTCTAATCCGTCTAGCAATGTGTTTAGTTCTATGATTTTTGCTAGTGCGATTCTTCTGTCTGCTATAACTTGTCCACCATAATTCTTATCTATACTTGCTTGTGCTGTATCTCTTTTATCTTCTTGTTCTTTTATAAGTTCTCTTAATTTTAGAATCTGCTCATCTTTTCCACTTTCACCAGTTATATCCTGTATCGTTTTTCTTCCTCCAACTGCTCTTATTGTTTTTCCTATGGCATTTGCTAAAGAAGATAATCTATCTGCAATGTCTTTTAAAAAATCACCTAAACCACTTTTAAAAACTTCATCAGCCAATCCTTTAAAAGCAATTACCATATTTGATGTTTTGGTTGAAAGGTTGTCCATTTTGGCTGCCATTGCTCCACCAAATTTTTTATCTAATGATTTTATTAATGCTTCTTGTATTATTTTTGCACCTTCAGCAGTTTTACCAAATTTTGATAGCTCATCTCTGCTTAGTCCAAGTTCTTCTTTTAATCCACCAAAAACATCTATCCCCCTGTCTGCAATTTGGTTTAACTCTACTAATGACATACCACCAGCAGCAGACCTTTGTATAACTCTAATCAATGCTTCAAAAGTTCCTAGTTGATCTGTAGCAGATGATGCTGTATCAGCAAATGTTTGTAGCATATCCATATTAGGCTCAATACCTGCTGACTTCAGACCTATAAATGCTTTAGTTACTGTTTCAATTTGAAAAGGGGTTGTTTGTGCAAATTCTAAAACTTTATCAAATGCTTTTGAGCCTTGCTCAATTCCACCAAAAACTTGATTTAATGAATCTTGTAAATCTTCAAATTGTGAACCAACATTTGCTATTGATTTCATCCCTATTCCTAATATAGCTATACCTGCTGCTGCTGCTATTGCAGGACCTTTAATTTTTGCAAGACTACCTGCCATAGAACCAAAAGCTGCACCACCTGCTGTACCAGTGACTTTTATTTTACCTTCTATTTTTTTTAATTCAGATTGAAGCTGTTTAGTATCAGCTTTTATCTTAATTACAAGCTCATCTATAGCATTAGCCATCAGGGTATAACTCCATTAATTCATTAAGCCTTTCTCTACTCATAGGCTCTTCTTTTTCTTCTGTGCCATTAAATTGCTTAAAGCCTTTTAAAGCTAAATACATTTCACGAGGAGAAATATTCCAAAAGTCATCAGGACGCATATTCATCATACCAACACAAATCTTATAAAAGTCTGACCATAGTATTGGTTGAGTATTCACGCTTCTACTTTTTTTTTATCTACTTCCTCTTCTGAGTCATTATCTGTTAATGTTGTAACTAAGAGTTTAGCTACTTCGGTTGATGCGACAACAATACCTACTTCAGATATTATTTGACCAATCTTTTTATCATCAAAGTCATTTCCACCACCTCTTAGTGCATTACGCAAAACAACAATTAATGTTCTTACTCTAACTTTAGCTTCTGAAATTGCTGTAGCTAATTCTAAAATACCTTTATCAAGCTCATCTTCTATTCTTACTAATGCATCAATAGTTAATCTGCATTTATAAGTCTTTGAACCTAGTTTTACTTCTACTTCACCCTTTAGTGGATTCGCCATCTGACTTTTCTCCTTTTGATTTACTTGCTTTTGCAAGATTTATTATTAAAGCATCACTTTGTGGATGTTTAGTGAATGAATCAACTTTTATGTCTTTGCCATCAATATTTATTGTGTCGCCAACTTCTATAACATTACCTATAGTTAATTCGTTTTTATTTAACAAACCTTCTATTGATTCTTTACCAACTTTTATTTTAACTACTTTCATTATGCAAATGTAACGTAACCTGCTGACTCAAAAGACATTGAGTAAGTAGCTTCACCATTATATTCACCTGCATACTCTATTGATGTTATTTGGAAAGGTCCTGTATAACTAATCAAACTTGATATTTTGAATTTAAAGTTTTTAAAAGCAGGTGTTTGACTTGATGCACCATCAGATGTATTTTGCTGTGCTTGAAAAGTTGTTCTAACGAGTTGTTCTTGTGTATCATTTGTGAATACACCTGAACCACTGATAGAAATACTATTCACTCCTGCTCCTGCCAACAGAGTTCTAGTTCCAAAACTACCTTTGTGAGTTACATCTACTGATTCGTCATTTAATGTTATTGAAGATGATCTCATTCCACCAACAGCAACAAAAGTTGAACCTGTTGTGTTGATTTCAATTAAGACATCTAAACCTTTTTGTGCCGCCATATTTATCTCCTATTTATAAAATTAGTTTGTTCCTAAAATTATTGCTCGGAATCGCATGACTCCATGACGAGTAACACCATCTGGGTCTCTCATTATGTCA